GGATTACGCGCTGACGATCCCGGAAGGAGGGTACCTCACCGAGAACGACCTCGGACGAGTGCGCCAGGCAGCGGAAATCTACGGCTGGACGGAAGAGCAGACCCAGGACGAGATCAACCTGCATTCGACGCACGTCAAGGCGCTCAGTGAGTCGTTCCTCTCGGAAGCGAAAGCCGACGCTGAATACGGCGGGGCCAACTTCGACCGCACGCGCGCGCTCGCAGACAAGGCACTCAACCGGATTCGACCCGAAGGGCATCCGCGTTCACAGGCCATCCGAGGCTTGCTGAACCGGAGCGGGTACAACCACAACGTCGAAGTCCTCGCGCTCCTCGCGGACTTCGGCAAGATGATGGGTGAAGACAGCGGCCTCCAGGACGTCAACAAGGGCGAGGGCGAACACACCGACCCCTTGAAGGCCACCGAAGCGGCCGCGCAAAAGCTCTACGGCGGTACGAAGTACTAGCCCGAGCAGTCGCAGCTCGTCAGACAGTAGGAAAGAGACATGCCAGTACTCGCAGCGAACGCGCTCACGCTCCTCGATTGGGCGAAGCGCCTCGACCCCAACGGCACGGTGCCGACCATCGTTGAGCTGCTCAACCAGACCAACGAGATCCTCACCGACATGCAGTGGATCGAAGGGAACCTCCCCACCGGCCACCGCACCACGATCCGCACTGGTCTTCCGACCGTCTACTGGCGGTTGCTGAACCAGGGCGTCGCGCCCAGCAAGTCCACGACCGCGCAGGTCGACGAACAGTCAGGCATGCTCGAAGCCTGGTCGGAAGTCGACTGCGATCTCGCGAAGCTCAACGGCAACGTCGCCGCGCTGCGCCTGTCGGAAGCTCGCGCCTTCCTGGAAGCGATGAACCAGGAGATGGCGTCGACGCTCTTCTACGGCAACGCCGGTCTCGCGCCCGAAGAGTTCACGGGCCTCTCTGCGCGGTACTCGAGCCTCAGCGCCACGAACGGCGCGAACATCGTGAACATGGCAGGCACGCAGGACAGCCCGTCGGACCTCACGTCGATCTGGCTCGTCGCATGGTCGCCCGAGACGGTGTTCGGCCTGTTCCCGAAGGGCAGCCTCGCCGGTCTCGTGCATTCCGACTTCGGCGAACAGACCATCGAGGTCACCGCTGGCGTCGCGGGCAACCGCATGCGCGCGTACCAGGACCGCTATCAGTGGAAGGCGGGCCTGTGCGTGAAGGACTGGCGCTACGTCGTGCGCGTCGCGAACATCGACCTGTCGGATCTCGACGCGGCCCCGACGACCGCCGCGCTCATCCCGGCACTCGAAGACGCGGTGGAACGCCTGCCGAACAACCTCGGCCAGCGCGTCATCTACGTCAACCGCAGCATCCGCAAGCGGCTTCGTCGTGAAGCGCGCATCGCGGTCGGCTCGGGTGGCGGCATCACGTACGACAACGTGATGGGCAAGCCGGTCATGTCGTTCGGGGACATCCCGATCCGCCTGACGGATGCGATTCTGACCACGGAGACCGCCGTCGCGTAGGCGGCTGCCGGGTTCACTTCGTTCACAGTTTTCAGGAGGGATAGGTAATGGGCTTCATCGACAAGTTCTGCGTTCTGGACGACGCGAAGGCGTTCACCGCAGGCACGACGATCTTCACCGACAAGTACGACACCGCGCCACCGACGACACCGGCGCGCCAGGTCGCGGACGGCGAACCCCTCGCGCTCTGCATCTCCGTGGATGTGGCAGCGGCCGGGTCGACGGACACGACGTCCATCGCTGCACTGACCGACGGCGACGCCGCGCTCGGCTCGCCGACGGAGCTGTTCAAGGTCACGATCCCGAACGCCGTCCTGACGGCAGGCAAGCAGCTCGCGTTCCCGCTGCCCATCGGCCTGACGTACGAGCGGTACATCGGGGGTCGCATCGTCCTCGGGTCGGGCGACACGATCACCTTGAGCGCGGACATCCGGCCGCTGTCGCTGGTCGAGAAGGTCCGCTACTACGCGAAGGGCTACGTCAACACGTAGACTGCGCGCGCACCTGACGTTCGACCGCCGGTGCGGAGCCTGGGATCTCCGCACCGGCGCTTTCACATTCCCCAGGAGGTCACCTCGTGGCAAAGAAAACCAAACCGGCTCCGTCCACGTCGCCGGTGTCTGCCAAGGGCGCGACGCCGCGTCAGCCCAAGCCGACATCACGACCCATCCGTCAATCGCCAGCCGCGCGTCCCGTGAGCGCGACCGTCGCCCCGCTGCAGCCTGCGCGCCCGTTGCCAGTTCGTGATGTGGTGCGCGACGTTGCGATCCCGAAGGAGCGCGTCGCGAAGCAGCCGCGCCAGCCGGGCTTCAAGGTCCGCGCGACCGCGATGGGCTACTTCAACGACGAGCGCAAGCGCCCCGGTGACGTCTTCACGCTGAAGTACGCGCACCAGTTCAGCCACAAGTGGATGGAACGCGCCGACGCTCGAACGCCCGAACGCACGACCACCGGCCAGCAGGAGCTGCGCCGCGCGCACGACGAGACGCTCAAGCAGCGCGCGAGCAGCATCCCGACCGCGCCGGACAATCCCATCGACGGCCCTGATGTGCTGGGCGTCGGCGACGACGAAGGCTAGAGAACGCAGCGCGACGCGGTGAGGTGAGAGATGGCAACGTCCCGGTTCTGGCTCGACTACACAATCTGGCTACCCGACCCAGCGCAGGTCGCGACCCTGCAGCAGGCGTCGTCGTTGATGCAGGTGTATCCGTACCCAGCGACCGGGGCGTTCCGTCGCGTGTTCGGCAGCGGGCAAGTCGTCAACGTGTCCGGCTTCACCCTCAACGGCCAACAGATCAGCACCGGCGAGTTCCTCGCCAGCCCGGAGTTCGCCGCGAGCTACTACGGCGCGACGCTCCAGCTCACGCCCACCACGCGCATCTTGCCGCCGATGATTACGTCGGCCTGGTTCGGCAAGAACGACGCGAACGGTCACTCCTTCGATCTCAGCGTCCCGCACTTTCACATCGAGCGCGGCGGCTGGTTCGGGATCAACTGGCTGTTCGGCGACGACATCTTCTACTACTGGCGCGGCACGTACCAGTACGCGCCACCCTGGGACAGTGTCGACGGCGACGGCAACCCCGCGCCGACGCCGATCAACCCCGGCACCGGCACGCCCATCGTGACGCCGGACCCGACAGTGCCGCGTCTCTGGATCGAGGGTTGGGAGAACCCCCTCGACGGCGACGAGGGCAGCGTCAGCGGCAACGGCGGATTCAGCCGCGACGCCTCGCGCCACGTCGACGGCTTCGGCTTCCGCGTCTCCAGTCAGGCGGTGAAGAAGACGCACCAGCCCGCCGAGTCGAACACGGGCTACACGACCACGTCGATGTGGGAGCGGTTCTACTTCCGCATTCGGATTTTGCCGAGCGGCACGTTCAACTTCTGGCGCATCACCGGCGCGACGTCCGGCAACGCGGGCCTCATCGCGGGGATCACGGCTGACTCAAAGCTCGCGCTGTACAACTGCAGCGCGGCCGACGTGCGCACGCTGATCGGGACGACACCTGCGCTCGAAGCGGATCGCTGGTACCGCGCCGACATCCTCTACGAGTACGGCACCGGCGCGTACGCCGACGTCTACATCGACAAGTCGCTCGTGATCACGTCCGCGAGCTTCGGGTCGTCCGGCCTCGGCCAGGCGCAGGACCTCGCGTCGTCGAACATCGGCGACATCGACTCGAACGTCGCGACCCTCGACCCGTGCCTCGACTTCGACGACTGGATCGGGGCCGAGGTCCCGGCCAACCGCAACGGCCTGGACTGGCACAACGGCTCGAAGGTGCAGCGCATCATCGGCAACGCCTTCGGCCCGACCAACGGCACCTGGGCCGGGGACATCCGCATGACCATGAACCGGTCAGCGGTCGACGTGAGCGCCACCGGGATGACCTCAGCGACCCCCCTGGACCGTCTGGAGCTGGACGTCGACGTCGAGGGTCTCCTGCGCAGCCAGCGGGGCTACGTGGGCGTCCCAGCGGTCCTAGTGTCCCGCCACGGACGGCGCGTCGGCGGCGCAGGCGGTCACGGCAAGCTCGGGTACACCACCAACGGCGGCGCGGACGTCCTGGCGACCATCATCGAGACCGGCGGCAACCTGTGGCAGAGCGTCATGTTCCGGCCGACGCCGGGCGAGTTCTGGCCGGACCTGATCTCGATGCAGCTCCTGTTCGAGAAGGCCAACGACGGCGACACGGGGTCGCTGGTCGCACTGACGGCCACGGCGGAGATCCTCGGCGTGTGGGGGCCGGAAGACGTCGCCGACACCAACACCGACCTGCCGGTCGCGTACGCGCAACGCTCGCGCATTCACAACGCGCCGTACCCGGAGTCGCCGTGGGCGCAGAGCTTGACCGCGCCGATCTCGCCGGTCGCGGTGGTGAGCGGCACGTACATCGGCACGGGCGCAGGCAAGGATCTGACGTTCAGCTTCCCGGTGACCTGGTTGTTCATTCGCCGCGTCACGACGCTCGCGCCAGGCACACACTGGTGGACGACGAAGATCGCCGGGAAGAACGGCCACAGCGAACTGATCACACCGGAAGCGCCGGTCCTGGTCGGCAACGACCCCACCTACGTCGGCTCAGCATCGAGCGCGGACCCGGAGTTCCGCTACCGCGTGCGGATCGCCGGAGGCCTGACGGGCGTCAACAACAGCGGCGACACGTACCAGTACATCGCGTTCTGCGACCCGGGCATGCGCTTCTGCATCGCGGGCTGCCTGCTCAACAACCGCGACAGCATCGACGCGGTCACGCACCTGATCGACGGCGGCTTCACGCCAGAGTTCGGCTTCTTCGCCTCCGACGAACCGAGCGGATCGAACGGCAACGTCGGCGAGTGGTTCAAGGGCGTCGGCCACGCGGCCGCCACGGTCTCGCCTCTCAACGGGGCCGAGACCGCGAACGCGGCGACGTTCGGCGCGGCCACGATCACCACGCAGAGCGCGCTGCACAACGTGAACGCCGTGCAGATGCCGTTCATCGTCTTCCGTCACGACGACGGCAGCGAAGACGTCGGCATCCCGCGCGTCGTGCGCCAGTTCGCGTACACCGGCGACGGCGTCGCAGCGCGCACGCTCAGTGTCAACCTGGGCGGCATGCGGCCGGTGTGGGCGATGGTCGTCCCGCACAACGCGGCCGCCGTCTTCCGCGACGCCTCGCACACCACGACGACGTCGTCGACGATGGGCCTCACGAGCTACACGAACGTCCCCGCGAACGGGATCACCGGCGGCGGCATTGACCAGCTCTCGGTGGCGATTGCACTCAACGCGCTCGGGGTCGACTACGACGTGCTGATCTTCCCGGGCGGCACGACCGCAGGCAACGGCGGCTTCTCCGTCGACGGCGAGTTCATTCCGGTCGCGCCGGACATCGCGCCTGGCGACCAGTGGGACGAGGAGTTCCCGCCGTGGGGCTTCGACGACATCGTCATTCCGCCGGTCGACCAGCCCGAGGATCTCGACTCCGACCTGGCCGAGGACTGCATCGACTTCACGCAGAAGGTCGGCGACCGCGCACTCTCGCACATCGGCATCAGCCAGCGCCTGGTCGACCTGGGGACGGACAACACGGTCGAAGCCGAGATGCTCCGCCTGCACTACACCGAAGACGTCCTGGCGACGCTGCGCGACTTCCCGTGGGCGTTCGCGACGCAGTACGCCTCGGTCGAGGACGCGACGCTGGAGCTGGTGGCAGGCGTCGACGCGGACGACCCGGCGAACCCGGACTGGATCTTCAGCTACCGCGCGCCGGTCGACTGCGTCTTCGTGCGTCGCATCGTGAAGGCGGGCGTGCGCCGCGCGTACGACTCGGACCCGATCAAGTTCCGCATGATGACGGACGACGAGGAGAACGGCGACCTGATCCTGACGGACCAGGAAGACGCGGTGATCGAGTACACCCGTCGGCCGCCGTGCGCCGCGAGTCGAGGCGACGCGCTCTTCCGCGAGGCGCTGAGCTTCCGCCTGGCCGCGCACCTCGCGCCGACGCTCAGCCGGAACAAGATGACGGCCGCCGAGTGCATGCAGATGTACCGGTACCAGCTCGCGCTCGCGAAGCAGGCCTCAACGAACGAAGGGCAGCCGAGCAAGGACGGCGACGCAAGCTGGATTGAGGATCGGAACTAGATGGCGGCTGAACCTGTCATTCAGCGGGCCTTCGCGTCCGGTGAGCTGGCTCCCGCGCTCGCGGTGCGCGCGGATCTCGCGAAGTACACGACCGGGCTGAAGCGGTGCCGGAACTTCATCGTGCAGCGGCACGGCGGCGTCGCCAACCGGCCCGGCTTCCGGTACGTCAGCGCCACGAAGGACTACAACGCGAACGTCCGGCTCATCCGCTACAAGTCGGAGATCGCGAACGAGTCGATCCTCATCGAGATGGGGATTCAGTACTTCCGCTTCTTCAAGAACGGCGCGCCGGTCGAGCTGGACCCGCTGTCCGTCGACGCCTGGTCGGGCGCGACCGCGTACCTCGAAGGCGACATCGTCGTCAGCGGCGGCATCAACTACTACTGCATCACGCCGCACACCAACCACATCCCGCCGAACTCGGGCTTCTGGTACCCGATGCCGGACGACCTGCTGGAGATCCCGCACCCGTTCACAGACCCGGCGGGCGTCTACTACGTGCAGAGCGGCCGCGTCATCACCTTCTGCCACATCGACGTCCATCCGCAGGAGCTGACGTACGGCAGCGCGACCTACTGGGTCCTCGACCCGGTGACCACCAGCAGCTCCACGGCGGCCCCTGGGAGCATGGGCGGCGCGGCCGGAGGCGCAGGCACCCTGACCTACCGGTACGTCGTCACAGCGGCCGGGGCGGGCGCTTACGAGGAGAGCGCGCCGTCGGCCGTCGTCACCTTCGCGAGCTGCGCCGCGCCCACGACCGCCGCGCCGAACGTCATCACCTGGGCGGCCGTCTCCGGCGCGCCCGAGTACTACGTCTACTGCGACCCGTACGGGAACGGGACGTACGGGTACGTCGGCACCGCGACCGGCGCGACCCAGTTCAACGACTGCGGCTTCGCGCCGAAGTTCGAGATCACGCCGCCCATCGGGCAGACGTTGTTCAACACCTCGGGCAACTACCCGTCGGTCGTCGCGTACCACCAGCAGCGTCGCTTCTTCGCGCACACCGAGAACGGGCCGGACGAGGTCTTCGGATCGCGCGTCGGGTTCCCGTCGAACTTCGGCATCGCCTCGCCGCTGCAGGACGACGACGCGATCTCGTTCCGCATCGCGGGCAACCAACACCATCCCGTGCGCCACCTGATCGCGCTCAAGACGCTGCTCGTGATGACCGACGGCGGCGTGTGGCAGATGGGCGTCCCGCAGGAACCGATCAGCCCGAGCAACACGCCTGGCGACCAAGAGAGCTACATCGGCGTCAGCGGGGTCGTGCCGTGCGTCGTCGGCAACACGGTCCTCTACCTGCAGGCGCGCGACACGCAGATCCGCGACCTGCGCTTCGAGCAACAGTCGGAAGGCTTCGGCGGCCGCGACCTGACCATCTTCGCGGGCCATCTCTTCGACGGCTTCACGGTGCGCGAGATCGACCACGCGCTCGTGCCGCACTCGATCCTGTGGTGCGTACGATCGGACGGCGCGCTCAACGCGATGACGTACATCCCCGAGCAGGAAGTGTGGGGCTGGCACCGGCACGACTCCGGCGAGGCCGACCGCTTCGAGCATGTCTGCGTGGTCCCCGAGGGCGACGAGGACGCGGTGTACGTGATCATCAAGCGCATCATCGACGGCAATACGGTGCGGTACATCGAGCGCCTCGCGCGCCGCGACTACCAGGAGGAGGACTTCAACGCGGAGGCCTTCTTCGTCGACAGCGGCTTGAGCTACAGCGGCGTTCCCGACAACTTCTTCGGCGGCCTGGAGCATCTCTCGGGTATGGTCGTCGCGGTCGTCGGCGACGGCCAGGTCGTCTTCAACGGCGATCCGACCTCCCTCGACGCGCCGCTGTACACCGTGACCGCTGGCGGCACCATCACGCTCACGAACTCCTACTCCGACGTTCATATCGGGCTGCCGATCCGCTACGGAGAGATCGAGCTGCTCAACCTGGACGCGAACGGCGTCGACATCCGCGACCGCAAGAAGAAGATCGCCAGCATCGCGCTCGTGGTCGACCGGTCATCGAGGACGTTTCTCGCCGGGCCGGACACGGCGCACCTCGCGCAGTACACGCCTCCGGTGTACGACGGGGATGACGACGAGTACACCGGGATCGTGGACCTCAATCTCTACGCGCACTTCGCCGCCGATGGGCGCGTGTTCATTCGCCAGCCGGACCCGCTGCCGCTGACGATCCTTGGGGCGATCCCGCGCGTCGAAGTCGGAGGCTAGACGGTTGACGAACATGGAACTTGAACAGCATCTCGCGCGGCTCCAGGACACCGTCGACCACGGGTTCCGGCGGCTCAGCAGCCGCATGGACCGGTCGGAGATCCTGCAGACCGAACGACACAGCCAAAACTCCACGCGGCTCGACGGCTTGACAGATCGCGTCGAGGCCACCAACGGCCTGGTCGGCAAGGCGCACGACCGCGTCTCGAAGACGGAGGCGCTGATCGCCACGATCACGCAGGAGATCGACAAGCTGCGCGCGTTCGCCCACAAGGTTCCGAATATGATCCAGGCGCGGATACTCTGTCCGGTCGTCGGGCCTGACGGGCAGCCGGTCAAAGACCTGAAGGACCGGCCCGTGACGATGATGGAGGCGCGCTGGCTGGTCTCGATCATCATCGCGTGCCTGACGGGCGGCGCGCTCGTCACCGTCTGGTTGTTGAAGCTCGTCGGCAAGCTCTGAGGAGAACATGGTCGGCACCATCATCGCCATCGGCCTGACCGTCGCCTCGGCGATCTATCAGGCGAAGAAGGCCAACGACGCGAAGAAGGCCGCGAAGGCAGCGGGCGTGCAGGCGCGTGAGGCCGCGAACTCGCAAGCGGATCTCCAGGACTGGAACGCGAGCATCGCTCGGCTGCAGGCCGCTGACGCCATCGAGCGCGGCAAGGAAGCCGAGGAACGCTTCCGCCAGGGCGTCAAGCTGCAGATCGGCTCGATGCGCGCCGGGTTCGCGGCGGAGAACGTCGACGTCGGCTTCGGCTCAGCGGTGGACACGGTCGCCGACGCGGCGTACCTCGGCGAGCTGGACGCGCTGCAGATTCGGACGAACGCGGCGCGCGAGGCCTGGGGCTTCAACGTGCAGGCCGAGGACTACGCGAAGCGCGCCACCATCGCCCGGAAGGAAGGCGTCTACCTTGAAGCAGGCGCGAACCAGCAGGCCGCGCAGATCCAAGGGCAGATGATCGGCGGGCTGTTGCAGACCGGCAGCTCGCTCTTCGCGCAGCGGTACGGCTTCAGTAGCCCGAGCGGCGGATCGACGGCCGGAACCGCTGGCACCGGCTCGACGAACTTCAACGCCGGAACCGCGAGCTTCGCCGCGACCGCGCCGACGACATCGACGTACGCTGGGGCGTTCCGAGGAGTGCGCTTCTGATGCCGCGAGTCCAACGCTACGGAGAACGACGAGTCGACCCGACCCCGCTGCCCGGGGTGCGCGGCACCGCCGCCGAGACGGAGCTGTCGACCGGCGCGGTGCTGTCGCGCGAGAAGGCGCAGACCGCGCTCGTCCAGGGCGCAGCGGTGCAGCCGCTGGAGAACATCGGCCTGCAGATCCTCAACGAGCAGGCGCGCAAGAACCTGCAGGCCAAGGAAGAAGCGAAGCGCGACGCCGAAGAGCTGCAGCGCATCGAATGGGACAAGCAGGGCAGCGACTGGGAAAACAAGGCCCTGTACGACCCGGAGAAGGGCGCGCTTACCCGTAAGGGTAAGGACGCGATGGGCGTCCCCGAGGACGTTCTCAGCGGCTACGACCAGCAGACCGCCGAGATGGGGAAGAGCATCGTCGACCCCAAGCAGCGCCAGGCGTTCGAGGCCATGCGCCTCCGCCGTCGCATGCAGCTCGACCTGCAGCTCCGCCGTCACACGTTCGGCGAGATGCAGTCGTACCTCAGCGACGAGCTGAAGGGCATGGTCGACGGCCGCGTCCAGTCGGCCATCGCGAAGGGGCCGAGTGACCCAGCGATGGCGCGCGAGGATCTGCAGACCGCGACCGACGCGATCCGCAGCCAAGGTAAGAAGCTCGGCATGGGACCGGAAGAGATCAACGCCGAAGTCGGCCGCGTGCAGACGCGCGTCCACCAGGGCATCGTCGACAGCCTGGTGGCGGCCAACCGGATCGACGCGGCGCAGTTCTACTTCGACGAACACAAGGATCAGATCGGCGGCGAGGCGCGCGCGCACATTGACGCGACGCTGAAGGAAGGCAAGCTCCGCGTCGAGGAGCAGTCGGCAGGCGACACGCTCACCGCGAAGTTCCCCGACGATCTCGACGCGCAGCTCGCGGCCGCGCGCAAGCAGTACTCGGGCGAGACGGAAGAGCGCGTCGTGCGCGAGCTGAAGGACCGCGCGAACGAGCGCAGCGCCGCGCAGCAGGTGAAGACCGAGAAGGACATGACAGCGGCCGCCAACGCGATCTACGCCGCCGGGGGCAAGCTGAGCGCGGTCCCAGCGGGGCTGTACGCCTCGCTCTCGCCGTCGCACCGGATGGTCCTCGACAACTACGCTGACTCCCTGAAGCCCAAGGCCACGAAGATCGCGACGAACCCGCAGCGGTACTACCAGCTCAGCCAGTGGGCCAGCTCACCGGACCCGGCGCTCAACAAGGCGTTCATGGACGCGGACCTTTCGCAGGATCTCACCAAGCTCGACGAGGGCGACTGGAAGAAGTTCGTCGACATCCAAGCAAAGATGCGCCAGGGCGACCCGAGCCAGGGCAAGAAGCTGCTCGTCAGCGAGACCCAGCAGAACCGGATGGTCGACGAGGCGCTGCTCACCGTGGGCCTCGACCCGTCGCCGCCGCAGCCCGGCACGAAGACCTTCGATCAGGACAAGAGCGACCGCGTGAGCGCCTTCCGTCGCCGCGTCCGCGACGAGGTGCGACTGCTCGAAGCACGCACGAAGGAACCGGCGACCGACGAGCAGGTGCAGGACATCGTCGACATTCTCCGGCGGCCGACCACGCAGGGCGAGGGCAGCCTGTTCCGTCGCGGCCAGCAGTTCTACGCCTTCGAGACGCAGCCGCAGGACGCGAGCAAGCCGACGCTCGCGACCGACGTGAAGGAGATCCCCGTCCAGGATCTGCAACAGATCCACGAGGCGCTCCGCGCGCAGCACATCGACATCGCCGACTCGGCGGTGCTGACGTACTACAACCTCATGCAGCGCGCGAAGGGCGCGAAGGAACCGCTGAAGCCTGGTGACCCTGGTACGATGACGATCCCCGGCACCAACCGGACGGTCGTGACGCCGCCGGGCGGCTTCGGTGGTCCGAACGCGAAGATCGGCAACGCGCCCGGCAAGGGCGGCGGGTACTGATGGCGCTCAATCCCCTCGACGACGCCATCGACGAGATGGACCCGCAGCAGCCTGCCCCGTTGATCGGGCAGACCACGACCCCGGAGAACCCGTACCTGAAGCTCGCCCGCGATCAGAAGCGCGAGCAGCAGGGCGAGACGCGCGCCGTCGTCGACGAAGGCCAAAAGACCACGACGCCGCAGAAGCGCAGCGAGGCGCTCGACCTGGCGGCGAAGTACAAGCTCCCGCCCGACCAGGTGGAACGCGACCTCGACTTCTACAAGCGGCTCCGGCAGCAGGACGAGATCGCAGGCAACGAGTACTCGCGGATGTCGCCGAAGCTCGTCGAGTGGATGCGCCGCGAACCGTGGAAGGCCGCTGCCGCGCTCGACGACATGAAGGTGCTGTCCGAACAGGAGCGCACCGTCACGCTCGGCGCGTCGCTGCTGCGCGGCGTCGACTCGATGCAGGCGATGTGGGGCCGGACGCTCGAAGCCACCGGCGAGCTGCTTAGCCTGCCGGGCCTCGCGTCGTACGGCACCGACGTCGCGACGTTCAATGAACGGCAGATGGCCGACCTCGGCTACAAGACGCAGTGGAAGGACGTCGAGAAGGACCCGGGCAAGCTCGGCCAGTACATGAAAGAAGCGGCCGGGGACAACGCCGCGTTCATGGGCGCGACGATGGCGGGCGCAGCGATTGGCGCGAAGATCGGCGTGTGGTTCGAGGGCTGGGGCGCGATCCCGGGCGCGACCATCGGCGGCTTCATTGGCGCGTTCATTCCGTCGGCCGTCGCGGGCATCGGCGAGACGCAGCAGAACATCAAACAGATCGACGCGAGCGCGAAGGCCCCAGGCATCGCGTTCATCGGTGGCAGCGCGGTCGCCGCGTTCGACTCCGTGCTGCCGGGCCACTTCGGATCGAAGCTCGTCGAGACGTTCGGCCGCGAGACCGCTGAACAGATCGCGAAGCGCGCGCTGCTCAACCCGGTCAAGCCGAAGTTCCTGCTCGGCTCGGTGAAGGAGGGGTTCCACGGCATCCTGATGGAAGGGATCACGGAGTCGATCCAGCAGGTCATCGGCGACTACTCAGCCGCGCTCGCGACCGGCAAGGGCTACAGCTTCCGCGACGACTGGGATTCGATCAAGGAAGCCGGGATCGCCGGAGCGATGCTCGGCGGCCTGACCGGCGCGTCGTCGCATGTGCTGTCGTTTCAGACGCAGGTCTCGCGGTACGCGGTCGCGGAACAGCAGCGCGTGTTCTTCGATCAGCTCGCGAACGGCGCGAAGGAGTCGGAGCTGGCGAAGCGCCTGCCCGAGGTGTACCAGGAAGTCCTCGCGCACATGACGAAGGACGGCCCGGTGCAAACGCTCTTCCAGGACACGGCGGAGTTCCGCGCGTACTGGGAGAAGAAGGGTGTCAGCGCCGAGGTCATGGCGGCCGAGCTGACCGGCAAACAGGACGCGCTCGTCGACGCAGAGAAGACCGGCGAGCAGCTCCAGATCCCGACGGCCGTCTACGCCGCGCGCCTCGCGGCGACCGAGCATCACGAGTTCTTCGCGCAGGAGATGCGGCTCAAGCCGGATCTGCCGAACGTGCGCGAAGCGGCCGAGGCGCGCGAGGCGCTCGACTCCGCCGCTGACGAGATGCTCAAGGCGGTGAAGGCGGCCGCCGACGGCACCGAACCGGCGACCGCGCAGCTCACGCCGCTGCGCCAGGCGCTCGTCGCGCAGTTCATGGGCGACCCGGGATTCCACGCGGCCGTCGCGCGCGAGCAGGCTGACCCAGTCGCGGTCGCCAACGCCTACGCCGCCGGGCAAGAGGCCATCATCACCAACCTGGCAAAGAAGGCCGGGGAGGACCCGCTGGCGGTCGTCCAGAAGTACGGGTACGCGCTCGGGACCAGCGGCTTCCAGGAGGCGCTCCACGCCACGCAGGGCGAGGCGCTCGACCTGGCGGCTCAGACGTCGTCCCCGGGGTCGCTCGCCACGCCAGCCGCCCAGGTGGCCGCCGCCGGGGCCGCCAGGAGCGCGGTGCTGTTCCAGACCGCCCGCCAGGCCCGGGCCGAGGCGATCCTGTCGCCCAAGGGCTACGAGGCCATCGCGCCGCACATGCTCCCCGAGGAGCGCAACGCGAAGCGCGACGTCGTCCAGCGGACCATCAACACGTTCCGGCTGCTGCCGACCGACCAGGACTACATCGACGCGGCCATCGCCGGGCGCGCGAAGCGTGGGTGGTACGAGCGCAGCGGCGAAGCGATCAACCAGCTCATGGGACCGGTCGACGCGCCGCGCTTCACCGCGCTGCTCGCGGCGCTGTCCCCGCGCACGTCCGTCGAAGCGAACCTGATCAACGCGGTGTCGACGTGGAAGAACTGGATCGCCGCCGGACGGCCGACCGACCACGGAACCATCCTGCAGATCCTCGAAGACTCCGTCCAGAAGTCGATGGACGAAGAGACCGGCGAGCTGTCGCGCGGCGTTCTCGACTCGTGGCAGAACAACACGGTCACCGCGCTGACCAAGGAAGACGCGACCACGATCCGCTTGAGCGGCCCGAAGGTGAACCCGTTCATGCTCAACCTGCTCGGCCATGTGCAGCAGGTGACGACCGACGCCTGGATGGCGAGCTTCGCCGGAACCATTCACGCGGTTCTCGGGAAGGGCATCAACGTCAGCGATCACCGCGCGTTCGCCGCCAAGATCCGGCGCGTCGCCGGGAAGCTCTCCGCGCTCAGCGGCGAGACCTGGACCCCGGCCGAGGTCCAGGAAACAATCTGGTCCTGGGCGAAGACGCTGTACGAGCTGGCCGAGACCAGCGGCAAAACCGCCGAGCAGGTCCTCAAGGAAGGCCTGATCACCGACGAAGCGATCACCTCGACGCCGGACTTCGCGCAGCTCTTCACGGGCGACGCGACGGTGCGGCAGATGTTGGAGTCAGCAGGCTATGGCGACATTCTCGCGGTCCTCGAACACGACGGCCTTGCTGCAGACCGCGCTGCAGGCGGTCGTGGATCTGCAAACGCAGGAGCGACAGCAACGGCAGCAGAAGCGGCTCCGGTTGCGACAAGCCTTGTCCGCAGCGCCCGCCGCCTCGACTGGGTCCGCAGCGCCCGCACCGCTGTCAAGGCCGCGAAGAGCGTAGCGGAAGCCAAGCGCAGCCAGGCGGCGTACTACGCGACCCTGACCGCGCAGCTCGGCACCGACGGCGGCTTCACGTACAACATCATCGACAACAGCTCGCCGACGAAGGGCCTGTCGCTCGCGGTCTATCCCGAGCTGAGCCAGGTGATCCCGCTGGCCGAGGTCACGCCGCAGGCGCTCGCGCAGTACGTCGTCGCGAACGCCGCGACGCTGCTGCAGACCGGCAACCACTTCGGCGCGTGGGTCGACGGCGGCAACGTGATCCTCGACGTCTCGAAGCTCGTCAAGTCGAAGGCAGAGGCGCTGAAGATCGGCCGCCAGTTCGACCAGGTGGCCTACTACGACCTTCTTGCCAAGAACTCTGTTACCATCCCCTACGAGGCAGGACATCAACATGGCGAGAACTGGCAAGGCCCCGGCGGTCCCGGTGCCGTCGAAGGGGCAGAGATACCTGGCGCAGCCCGGGAAGGTGACGCTGGAGCAGCTCCTGGCGCTGTACACGAAGCTGACCGGCAAGCAGCCGACGCCGGAGCAGGCGAAGGAAGTGCAGAGCTTGCTCGACTCACAGACCCCGTCGTCGTCCTGAACCAGGGCGGCGTCGACACCGCCGGGTTTGTCACGCTCGACCAGGGCGAACCCGGCATCCCCACCGAGCAGCAGTTCGCGTTCTCGCGCCTGACGCAGGCGGTGAAAGAGGCGAAGCAAGAGAAGGCCTCCGGCCGCGACTGGCAGAACATCATCAAGGGCGCGAAGACCGGCGTCAACGCCGACGAGTACGCGCTCACCTCCGTCGATCAGCTCGACGGCAGCAAGACCTACACGCGCCAGGAAGTTCTCGACTACCTGAACGTGAACCAGGTCGGGCTGTACGTGCATGTCCTCACGAGCGAAGCGCCGTCGAGCGGCGAGATCGAAGAGCGCGCGCAGGACATCCACGACGAGCGCGTCATGGAGTTCAAGGACGAGCTGCGCAACCGCGACTACTACGGCTACGCGAGCGCCGAGGCCGTCGAGAACGACGACGGCGAATGGGAAGTCGACGGCACGACGTACGACACCAAGGCTGACGCCGAGAAGGCCGCCGAGGAAATCAACGACGAGCGCCAGTCACAACAGGACGAGCGGATCTCCGAGGCCGCGTCCGAGGCGATTGGCTGGAGCGAAGCTGAGGCCATCGCGACCGAGCAGCTCCAGAACGAGCGCGAAGAGGAAGGCGTCCAGGTCAAGTACGCCGACTACCAGCTCGACAATTCCGGCAGCGCCGCCGAAGAAGGCAGCTACCGCGAAGTGTTCCTGACGTCGGCGACCTCCCCGCTGACCGGCTTCAGTGGCCTGTCGATGGAAGAGAACCGCATGATGCGGTCGCGCACGAACGTCCTCGCGAACGTGATGCGCTCCCTGCGGAGCGAGTGGAGTCGCTTCGACGACGAGAACATCGCCGGGAAGAACGCGGCCGGGCAGGAAGTGGTCGACCGGTTCATCAAGCGGTGGACTGAGCTGCTGCCGAACAAGTACGGCCGCCAGCACACGCACATGGAGCGCGCGCTCGTCGTCCTCAAGAAGCTGAAGGCCTCGGGCGACTTCTTCTGGCACAAGGCCGGGTGGAAGGACGGCCACGGGGAGTACGGCGAAATCGACAACCCCATCGTGCGCCTGCGTTACAACGTGCGCGAGTCGGTGACCACCACGCCGCGTCGCGAACTCGACCAGACCATCGTGGGCGCGGCCATCGAAGCCCAGTCGAAGATCCGCGACCTGCGCATCGCGACACACGAGACCGGCTGGACGGCGGAGTCGGCCGACCAGCTCAGCGCGCTCGAAGACGCGGTCGCCGCCGGGAAGCGCGAGATGCAGGCGGCCGCGCCGCAGGTCAGCGCGAGCGGCCGCTACTTGTTCATCGAAGAGATCCAGCCGCCGCGCAACGACGAAGGCGACAGTCAGTTCGACAAGATGCCCGAGCTGTTCCAGAAGAACTGGCGCGAGCTGGGCATGAAGCTCGCGCTGCGACAGGCGGCAGAGCAGGGCCTCGACGGCGTCGCGTGGACCACCGGCGAGCAGCAGGCTGACCGGTACAAGCTCTCGAAGGTCGTCGACGCGCTGAAGTGGAAGCCCACCGGGCCGGAGTACTACGACGAACACGGCGAACCGGTCCCGGACGGCAAGGAGATCACGTTCAAGCTGAAGACCGGGCAGTGGAACCAGGTCGTCGTCGACGGCCAGGGTGACATTCGCATCAGCGACCTCGACGAGCTGGAAGGCAAGAACCTGGCCGACGCGGTCGGCGAGGAGATGGCAAAGAAGATCCTGGCCGAGGTGTCCGGCGACCTGGCTGACGTCGCGCTCGACATCGGCGGCGAGGGCCTGAAGAAGCTGTACAACAGCGACATTCCGCGCGTCGTCTCGAAGCTCCCGGCCGTGAAGAAGACCGGCAGCAAGCTCGCGTCCATCAACATCGAGCGCCGGACGGCCGAGGGCTTCAGTCAACAGCCCGCCATCATCCTCACGCCCGAGCTGCGCAACACCGTGCTGGGCGGCCAGGCCTTGTTCCAGGACGAGAAGCCCGCTACCCCCAAGGGTAAGCGCGGCCAGATCGAGCTGGGACCGACGAAGGCCGTCATCAAGCTGTTCGAGAATGCGGACCTGTCGACGTTCCTCCACGAGTCGGGCCACTTCTACCTGCAGGTGATCGGCGACCTCACGTCGAAGATCCGACAGGGCGACCCGGCGACGTGGACCGCCGGACAGAAGTCCCTCATCGACGATCACGACCGCATCATGAAGTGGCTCGGCGCGCCGACGTTCGGCGACATCAGCGTCGCGCAGCACGAGAAGTTCGCGCGCGGGTTCGAGGCGTACCTCATGCGCGGCATCGCGCCGACGCCACAGCTCGCG